TCGTTAAAATCAGACACGTCAGTTAATCAAGCAGCAATAGATTTTTTAGATGCAAAGATAGACGAACTAAAAGCGTCGTTAGATAATCCGTTATTGTAATGAAGCTATCGGACTCGACACAAATTTCGTTACCGGCGCGTAACCTTTTAGCCATCCTGGCTGCGGTCGCAATCGGCACTATGAGCTATTTCACTATTGTTGAAAGGCTTAACAGTATTGAGACTACACTACAACTTATGGAAAAAGATTTAGAAGCTGCTAATACTTTTATTGACGGCGTCCCCAAAGGCGACATGGTCAGTCCACAAGTCCAAGAGCTCTACATGTTAGTTGAATACCTTGCCGAAAGTACAGAAAAACTTAAAGAGCAAATGGAAGCAGAGATACCAATGATATTAAAAAACGATATGATTATACAATTTCATGAAGAGAGATTAATAGATTTAGAAGAGCGAAAGAATGGGAATCATTGAAACAGTTATTATACTTAGTTTGTACGTCTATGACGGCGGCAATAAAACTATTGAAGGCTGGTATCACCAGGATAATTTGAGTACATGCCTTATGGCTAAGCGCACGGCAGAGAGAAACTCAGGTAATCAAGTGCAGTACACATGCAGCCTAGAAAAATGCATGATGACAACAGACCAAACTGGTGTCAAACATTGCGACAAGATAATAAAATAACTTGTAATCACAAGTAAATTTACTTATATTTACAACCATGGGACTACCCAAATTATTAACAGAACAGCAAAAGAAATTTGCGGAGTTATTGGTATACAATGAAGGACGTAAGACACCTACTGAATGCGCTAAAGAAGCAGGTTATGCAGAAGGCTCGTGCCATGTACGTGCGTCTGAGCTGCGCAATCCAAACAAGTTTCCACTCGTCGTCAAATACATTGGCGAACTCAGATCAGAAATACAAAAGAAGTATGAGGTTAGCTTTGAACGGCACATCACAGAACTCGGTCGTATACGCCAAGAAGCTCTTGCAAAGGGAGCTTTCTCGGCAGCTACAAATGCGGAAGTTGCGCGAGGCAAGGCAGCAGGACTATACATCGAACAGAAAATAATCAGAACAGGTAAATTAGAAGACATGTCTATTGAAGACTTGGAAGCTAAGATGAAAAAAATATATCAAGAAAACGAAGTATTAATAAAAGGAGATTATACGTTAGTAGATGAGAAAAGCTAAAGCATACAGCGAACACGTAGCCGGTCCTAAGAAGCGAACAGCTATTGGCCACAGCGTTAGGTCAAGACCGAAAAATAAACATAAAAGACGCAACTTTAAAAAATATAGGGGGCAAGGAAAAAGGAGATAGTATGACTATTAAAGACACAAAAGACAAAACACCAGACGAAATGAGTATTAATGAATTAATTGAAACTAATTCTATACTTAATGACAATAGCTCTGCTGTAGACAAACAACTTAAAACAGCACACAATTATTATGATGTTAAAAACTTTATAACTATACTTACTAGGTTTGCTACATCTGATGTCGGAGCTAATGCCAAGGTAATGATGGTATTACCAGAAGGCAGAAACCCTTTGCAAAAAGAATTTAATATTAAAGAAATTACTCTTGTTGAGAACAAAATTATAGGCTCAAGAGAGAAATATCGCTGTGTTATTCTTGTTCAATAATTACTGTGAAAGCTGAGTCAAAACTTTGGCAAAAAGTTAAACGAAATACACCTAATATTACATGGACTCGCGTTGAATCTTGGTCATCTTTTGGCTTTCCTGACCTAGTAGGTTATACTGAAAAGGCTGGTTTTTTTACAGTCGAGTTAAAAGTAACGAAAAGTAATAAAGTTGCTCTCTCACCACACCAAATATCATTCCATGTCAAGCATCCTACGAATACATTTATCCTTATCCAGACCCGCGATGCTTGCTCCCCGAAACTTTATCCAGGATCTTGTGCGCTTGAGCTCTCGCAGCTAGGGCTTGCGGCCCCCGGTGCTTGTGAACTTGCGTCCTGGTCCGAGCTTGAGCGCTTGCTCACCAGTGCTTGAGCGCTTGCGCGCGTAGTTATCTCTCATTTGCTTGCGCCTCAGCTCCGCTTGTATCCTATTCTTAACCGGGAACGCCCGTGGCGTCCCCAGAGGGAAGGTCCGGCCGCGCATTAGCAGCTGGACCCATCCAGGCTAAAGGATAATAAAAGCCTGAATATCATATGTTAACCACGAAGCCGGTTTCATCCTTCTTGCCGCGGCCCTTAGCCAGAAGCCCAATGATGGTCCCCGGGCCGGCGTCCGTAAAGCGCGCGTCGTGTTCGTCGCCATCAATGACCGGGTAGCCGCGCCACGTATCAGGCAGCGCATCACCTGCAAACACAACGGCCGCGCTGGTGTGCTCCAGTACCTGGTCCACCTTGTGATCGTTATCTTCTGCACGTGAGAAAGTTAAATGATAGTTGGCCGGCAGCTGGCCCTTAGTGATCCGCGTTTCTAGTTTAGTGTAATCATAGAATTGTATATCTGGGAACAGCTCCATAATATTTTTACCAGTGTCGCGTATCTTATATTTTTCGTATGGCAGGTCCGACGTGCCGTTAAGCCTGACGGCTGCCTTCATGCCGCGGGCCTTAGCCTTACGGCGCAGCGCGCTTATCTCGTTGACCAGATCCCAGAGAAATTGCTGCCGGTCCTCAAAGAACCTATTCGTCTTCTTGAGTCGCGCAGCCTGAACCACGTTCATAGCGCCCCGGCCCGCTGTATTGAGACACGCAGCAGCGCATCCGGTGCTGGCGTTAGGACATACGTTTTTCCCGCTCAGGTTATACGGGGCCATGTATAGAATGCCAGTGAGCACGCCTATCTTCTCCGATTTAATTGTCTTATAACTGGTGCCTACGCCCAGCAGTTTTTGTTGTTTCATAATTATCCTTTCTATTAATATCCCATAATATAATCATTTAAATTAATTTGTCAAGCTTGCGAGCTTGTGACCTTGCGCGCTTGTACGCTTGCTGCCTGCGCCTTGTGCCCTGCTTGCGCTTCTCTGCTTGCTGGAGCCAGTACGGGTTGACAGTGCCAATCACCCTGGACCGCGCAGCTGGTGCCGCGGGCTCTGCCCGCAGCATCCTGCTATTATATGTTGATCTATTGCTCATCAGATAAAGTTTGATGAATTGATTGCACTAGTGGCTGGCCCTGAAAGTCCGGGGTCCACTTAGTATCCAGCTTAATGCGCGGCGGGAAGACAACGGCCACGTCACCAACTACTCGAGGATCAGGCATCTGAGCGCCGTATTCTCTTTTGAACAGGTGCCAGCGCAGGTGGCTGGCGCGGTGATTAACTTTGGGATCTGCCTTCATTAGGCCCTCTTCATCGCAGAACAGGTCCACGTTAACGGCCTGGCCATCTGACTGGACCCAGCGGCCCTTAGCTATTTCAATCATTGATGCATTGATCAACGGGTAGACCTTATCAAACGCCGGTCCGCCGTTCCCTTTAATGTGATGGATCTCAGCTGGTGAGTCATCCGCTTTTAGTATCATTACGCTATAAGTTTTCATAATTATCCTTTCTGTTATTAATAAAATATTTTCCCATATTCATGACGCAATGTCAACAAATCTTTTCTGTGGATAACTTTATTATTTCCTTGACACAATTTCCCATATATGATATTCTATCAGGGTTGGCGGGCGGGGTGAAGCTTGCGAGCTTGCGGGCCCACCCTCCCTGAATATTTATACTTTAGAATAATTCTAAAGTGTACGGGTGAGAGCCCTTGTACGCCATTATCTAGGATTGGTTATATATCTGACGCCTAGAATTAAAGACAGATACTTTTAGCACTCGGTAGCTCTCATAGTTTATACTTGGTCTTACAGATATAACTACCATGCCAAGTATTAGAAGTATTAATTTACCAATGCGAAACCTTGCGTTGGCACAACAACTTCAACTTCTTTTGGTTGCTGTTCTCTAGCAGATTGTCTTATTGCTAGTGAATGTTTTAGTCTTTCTTTTGTATCGTCTGATACAATAGATAACTCTCTTGATAGATCACTTGTTTCAAATGACACACAATCCTCGACATCTTGCCAATACTCTTTGACATCAGATAAGAATTTAGCTTGGTCAATGATACTATTCATATCCTTGATTAACTCGTATTTCATTTGCCACAACTCTCGGTGTGCATTTGTCAAACTGCTTTGAGCTTTTGCATACATTTTAAGTTGCTCCCAATGTGTTTCGCCACACATCATGGTACGAGAATGACAACCACCTGTATTGGGTACTAAACGACTGAAAGCAGATATGTCATCACTATAACCACTTCTATCGTATCTATGATAACCGCCTTTATGCCATAAGCCACGATCAAGACTAGCCGATACTTTTGCT